TACAAACAGTAGACCGTTTAATCCATCGCAATATGGCGTTACGCAGCAGTTGAATGTTTCGTTAAATCTGAATGATGTTAATGGTTCTTTCAGCCAATATCGTCATACTCAATTAATTAATATTTCGTTGATGGCTCCAGGAACAGAAAGAACAACGAATTGGACAATTGGTTTTAGTCCAAATCAAGATCCTGTTTATGGACAAAATATTCACGCTACATCCAAGATGATTAATCAGAATTTATGGAAAATTAAGATTGATTCTGATTGCACCACATTAACGGACTGGCTGAATAAGTTCTATTATCGCACTCTCCCGCTGTCTGACTCGGCAAAAGAAGTTGCTCCACCACCACCAAATTATTTTGCATTGGTTGTTGGGACAGATCGCATTGAGTTTCCGATTTCACAATGGAATAAGGAACTAACAATTTCTGATGCCATTCCTGTCAATAGTACTGCTTATGTTGCATTCTTCCTACGAACAGCAGATAATGATATTCATTTATCAATAGCTGGTCTTCCTGTTTACGATGCGATTTAAAATTAAATAATACTATATTCTTGCTATAATCTGACTATTGATTATAGCAAGAATATTAGTACAATTATTTAAGAAAGAAATTAAAATATGATTTTATTTAAAGAAGACTGGAGAAAGTATCCAACAGCAATTGTTGATACAAAAACTAACAATAAAAGCTTTTTGCGCCTGGCTTCTGTTTATAGAGTCATGGGTATAGACAATCATGCATTTATTCTAGCGTTAATTAATCCAGATTTACAAGGTGTTGATCCATTTGATCCTAAGCTCACATTGGAACAAATGGCAGCTATTGCTTTGGAGTGTCGAGAAAACCCTTGGTACTTTCTAAGAGAAGTAGCTAGAGTTCCAGGTGAAGGTACTTCGAAGTCCGTTCAGTTTGATGCCAATAGAGCCAACATTTCAGTATGGTGGTGTTTCTTTAATCACATTACTACATTTCTAATTCAACCAAGACAAACTGGAAAATCATTTGCTATTGATACATTAGACGTTCTTTTAATGAACCTTTTATGTCACAATACAAAAATCAATCTTTTAACTAAAGATGAAATTGTACGACGAAAAAATATTCAACAGATAAAAGATATTGCATCAGAGTTACCGTTGTATCTTCAACAACGAACTAAAGATGATACGAATAATACAGAAGAAATATCTATTAAGTCATTGGGTAATAAATATACAGCACACGTACCACAAGCGTCACCAAAGCGCGCTTACAACATGGGTCGTGGTCTAGTAACATCCGTAGTGCGTATTGATGAAGCTCCATTCCAGCCGAATATAGCCATTGCCTTGCCAGCGCTACTAGCAGCAACAGGTGCTGCTTTTGACGCAGCCAAGAAAGCTGGTGTGCCTTATGGCATTACTTTAACAACAACTGCTGGTAAGAAAGATGATAAGGATGGAAAATACATTTTCAATCTATTATCAAATTCTGCTGTTTGGGATGAACGTTTCTTCGACTGTGCTAATTTAGCAGAACTAGAGCATTTTGTTAAAAACAATTCGCGTGGTGGTGTGTGTAGAATTAACATCACGATGGATCATCGTCAATTAGGTAAAACTGACGAATGGTTAAAAGATAAAATCGATACATCAACAGCAACTGGTGATGATGCTAATCGAGATTATTTTAATTTATGGACATCAGGTTCGCAAACAAATCCAATTCCTGTTTATGTATTGGAAAGAATTACAAAAAGTCAATTTAGTCCTACTTATACTGACATTAGTATTCCTGATGGTTATATCACTCGTTGGTATATTCCAGAAACTGAAATATTCCACAGACTAGCAACAGGCAAATTCGTACTTGGAATGGATACTAGTGAGGCTAGTGGCGGTGACGATATTTCATTGGTAATTGAAGATATTGAAACATTGGAAATCATTGCTGTTGGTACGTATAACGAAACTAACTTAATCACATTTTCTAAATGGGTTTGTTCAATATTAGTTTCATATCCAAACATTACAGCCATTATTGAACGTCGTTCAACTGGCGCAATGCTATTAGATTATCTATTGCTAATGTTACCGGAACATGGAATTGATCCGTTTCAACGTTTATTTAATAGAGTTGTTAATGAGTACGATGAATATCCAGACAGATATCGTGAAATCAAACAACCGATGAATCGTCGTAGTAAAGACATTTATGTTCGTTATAAGAAAACTTTTGGCTTTGCTACTGCGGGTGTTGGTTACGCTAGTAGAAGTGAATTGTATTCAACTACATTGCAAAATGCTGCTAAGCGTAGTTGCGATAAGATTCACGATAAACCATTAATTGATCAGATAACCGGACTTGTTAATAGAAACGGTAGAATAGATCACGAAGAAGGCGAACACGATGACTTAGTCATTGGTTGGTTGTTAGGACATTGGTTACTTACCCAAGGAAAAAATCTATCTTATTACGGTATTGATTCTAAACAAATCATGGTAAATGTCGTATCTAAGTCAGAGGAAACTCCATTGGATAAAGAACTTCGAATTGAGCAACAAGCTATTAGAGAACAAATCGAATTAATGTACGATCAACTTAGTAAGGAAACTGATGAATATGTTTGTTTGCGTTTAGAACATGAATTACGTAGACTTGATAAACAGATTATCTTAGAGAGTGGTGAAATATATTCACTAGATACTTTGATTCAACAGGCCTATGACAATAAACGAAATAAACGTAGAAACTATAATCAGGATATTGTAGCATATAACGTTCAGGCACAAAATGCTTTGAATGGGGTGCTTTCAGATAGGCCTATGACTAGTTATGAAATATTAGATAAATTTGGTTAACAGCATAATTCCCATATACCAGAAATCTCAACTATACTGAGAGTCTGGTATATGGGATATGCCGCTATTGTGATTCATCAGACATTTTACATTTGCTTAAAACATTTAAGATATCTTGAGTGTTTGGAACTCGTGTTGCAACATCACCATTCCCTTTAATATTACTATTATCAGTTATAAGTGATTGAGCCAATATATCCAAATATGCATCAATTGCTGCTTGTCTTTGACGACGTTCATCAATTGTTTCTGCCATTAGTTCTGGAATAACTATATCTAACTCACACGCTTTTTTCAATCTATCTGGAGCATCGTTGGTCACTATACTAAACACCCGATACGCTATGTGGTTTACATTCGGAATATACCAACTATCGTAACTGCGTCTATAATGCCGTTTCTGACAAAATATTTGTATTTCATAACCATGAACACTATATCCAGTTAAATGCCCTACTAAATTCTTAGGGGTTTTAATTTCAATCACTGTTGTGTTTCCTTTTAACCTTTCTACGAATAAAAGAAAACGATTTATTAAACCAGTAATAAAGTTCATTTCTAACAACCTATAGTGTAATTCGTTTTGTTAGATAGTGGTTGCATAGTGTTTCATTGTTAGCGTACGTATGTTAATGTAAAGCATAATTCCAGTGCGTACAGATGAAATTACTGATTCATTACGATTATGAGTAGCCATTTTAACCATGGTCTCTACTTTTTCGCGCAACGACAACAACACTACGTCTGTAGAACGAGAAGACATATACACGCCTTTTAATTTACTCAATAATGTAGCGTAATCAGTTGTACTTCTAATTACGTCTTTATTATTGCTAATGTAATCAAAACAATGAACTAAAGTTTCATCGAGAATTTCCTCAATAACTGTAGCTCCATGCTGTCGGTAATTATCCGACATCCATTCTAATGTTTCCATGAATGGTTTTGATGGCATTGTATAAATTAATTTTTCAATAATGCTAACTAATTCTAAACGAATAAAAGAATTTCTATCTGAAATTATAGAGCCAATATACCTCTTATAGCTCATTATGTCATGAGTTTTTTCTTTTAGAACCTCAACACCTTCGTGCTCAATAACTGAACTTGTTGTAATTATTCGAGTACCTTGTTCGTGCACGCGTTTGAAAACATCATATATATTTTTTAACATATCTCTAATCCGACCTTGAGTATCGTTAAGCATATATACAACGTCTTTATCAGATTTCATTTCCGTAATAGTTTTATAATGAATACTACTTTCAGAGATGATTTCTTCTGCCCTAGCCAGCAAGAGTGCTGACCAACTACCATAAACCTTGATAGCATACTTATAATTTAATTGTGCATAAGTAGCTTCTGCTGTAGCTTTATCGGCTGGATAAATAAAATGCCGAAACAATCTACTAGTCAAATATTTATACTGTAAGACTAAAAACACATTAACCATTGCTTCGTGTTTTTGTTCTTTATTTAGCAATGAGCTATTAAACAATGCATGTGCTAGCCAAATGCACGACAAATTCATAGTGTCGCTCGAAACATGATATTCGGCATTAATTGTTGGCAATGCTAATAAACGTTCCTCTAACGGACCATCATCAACTTCCAAAATTTCATGGAACCATCTGTTTCTATCTGCATCGGTAAATCTAACAACATGTACGCCAGTTAAATTTCCACCAAAAAATTCTTGATGATCCTGATTCTTCATTACAAAATCAGTCTGATACTTTAATAGTCGCTTTACTAAATGAATGTCTAGAACTAATGTCTTACATTCTTCATTAAAAACTTCTAAAACACTATTCATTATCTTGCCTTTACTTAATAAAGCTTACACAAGATTAGCCGATAAATTGTATTATTAAACAGCATATAGTCGGTAGGAAAACCTACCGACTATATTTCTTATTTTAACGTTTATTTAAAATGTAACCAGATGCATCTTTAAGGCTATTAAATACCTTAACCCCATATGCAGAAGCAATACATTCTAACGCCGCATTAATTTCAACAATCTTTTCTTCAACAACATCAGTTGCTGTACTAGGAGTAACTGCATCCAGAACTAAAATGAATTCACTGTCTGTCGGCGTATTTACAACTTCCGAAGTAACAGCAATAACGTCTTCTTCTGTAACAGCATCTTTACTAACACCATATACAGTTTGAAAATTATCAGTAGGCGGAGCACTTGAAGCATTCATGTCATTCAGTAATTTATTCATTACTGTAATGTCCATCTGCTGCGTTTCCATGATAATGTTATCAAAACTCTCGATACTAAAATCTATGGATTCAGTAGCAGGTTTTTTACCTTCAGCTTTATCATGCCATTTCTTTGCATTTTGTGCAAATTTTGCCATTTTCTGTACATGTTTATCGTCGCTCTTCAAACCTTTTTCAATATCGGCATCGGTGATTTTTTCACCAGGATTTTTATGCAACCATTCATGGAATGAGTTCTTCTTAACTTTGATATCCAGTTTCTTTTTCTTTTTTTCTTTTTCTTTAACTGATTCAGTAGCTATTCCATCAACACTGCTTGTGACTAGATCAGTAGAACTAGGATCATCGCCTTCAGCTTTACTGTATGCAATATTCAAAGCCTGAGTATAAACTTCAGACAACGGACCTTTCATTACAATTGTTTTACCTTCAGGTTCAACATCGGACTCAAGTGCTCGCTTTAATAAATTCATGATCTGTATTCCTTATGTACTTTTAGTTAATATAACTGAATCACAATATTTGTCAATAAAACAAATATTAATTTTCTAAATTCGTTATAAAGCCCATAGACGCATTTGTTATTCTTTTAGTAGTAAGTCTCTACACATACTATTAAAATGCACTGTAGCGCTTTAGCGCCAATGCTACATACCTATTTTGCGCCTCCGCCGCCCGCGCCGAACATCGCCGCCCAAAGTAAGTTTATAAAACCGTGTCTTTTTGGAATTATATAGTTTTTTAAATAATAAATATAATCAGTCTACGTTTAGGAAAACATTTTTTATATACAAAAATAAAAAGAAAATAATTTTTTATTTTATACTTATATTATTTGGAAGTTTAATTTTTAGGAATTAAATTTTCCAGGCGGAACGACGAAGGAATGTAGCGAAGCGTAATGGATGAGATGTGCAGCCTGCTCCCTTCCTATGCGTAGCGCCGGAGATGAGCAAAGCGAATCGTAGGAATACGCATACTAAAATGATTTTAGGGGGGCGAAGCCCCCAATATA